ATTTTTTCTCCACTACCGGCGGCGATCCGCTTGCGCTTGGCGTGGATGTTAGCATACAATCCAGGTTTAGCCATAGTTAGCATTTCCATTTGCGTAGTGCAAGAGCCTTCCGTGTAGGACGACCCTTGCTGTCTTTCATCGGTCCTTTCACACCAGACATTCTAGCACAGAAAGAACGCTTACGTGGACCACCACCAGGCTGTGGAGCCTTTAGGTTAGATCCAGTAGCTTTGTTATATTTACGACGACCGGCTGCTGTCAGACCACCAGTCCTCGATTTATGTTTACCGATCTTGAGACTGACTGATGGCTTACTTTTTGTAGCCACCGCCTTTGCCTCCTTTCTTTTTACCGCAAGCCATTACCAGATACCGGGGATAATTTGACCAGTGATTGCATAAGCACCAAGAGCCGCCATGACGCCAAGCATAGCAAGACGACCATTAAGCTTCTCAGCCTTTTCATTGTGAGTTTCAGTTACATCCATAATAGTCATTGGTGGTTCGATTGCATAGAGGTTCAGACGTCCCCGTTCTTCAGTAACAGTAGTCATCAGAAAGAGACATCAGAGTTTTCAAGACGGCGCATCAGGTCAGCCCTGTAAGCCGGGTCACGATCATAGCGTGGATCGCTCATGGCAGCAACCAATTCCGCTTGACTCTTAAACGAGTCGTCGGTATCAGCTGCACCACGCCCTGTAAGCGTCTGACCATCAGAGCCTACAGAGTCGTTGTAACGTGCTTGCAAAGCTTGAATAGCATAGTAGATAGCATTTGGGTTACCAGAACCCATCACACTATCATACATCTCAATCTCTGATTGGTCAAAGTTTTCAGACGCCCAGTCAAGCATGGATTTGTAGGTTTTATCACCACCCACCATATCCATCAGCATTTCTGCTTGCTCTTCGGATAGGACTTCTGCTTCTCCGTTGTCTTCTGTTTCTTCTGACTCTGCCTCTGCAGGCTCACCCTCGTCTTCGGGGGCTGGTACTTCATCACGTGGTTCTCCAAGTTTCTTTTGAAGTTCTACATAAGCCTGTTCAAGAGCTTGGGGGTCTTTAAACTTACCAGCAAGCAGAGGTGATTCACCCTGCTCAAGAGATTCAGCAATCGCAAGAGACTCCTTTTCATCTGAGTTAAGAATCTCAGGATTAGCAGGAGCCTCATTCATTGTAAATGTTTCAGCCATTCATTATTGGGGGATAGGTGGTTGTTGTTGCTGTTGGAGCATCTGTTGCTGCATTTGCATCTCAGCTTGTGCTGCCTTTTGATCAACAGCTGCCATCTGAGGTGCCTGCTGGGCTGCCATCATCTGTTGTTGTTGAGCTAGTTGTTGTTGCTGTTCAGCTTGAAGCTCCTGCATACTCTTCACAAGGTTGAGTACGTCAATACCAGACGCTGCAGCCAGACGTTTAATGACTTCATCCGGGTTAATGTATTGAGAAATAGCATCTGGACCCATAGTTTGGGCGATCACAGTAAGGAACTGCGCTAGTGCTTCACGATCTTGACCGCGACCAAGGGCATTGATACCTGCCACGATCGTAGGTCGGACGACATCACCTTTCGGTAGCCGTGGGATGTCACCAGTCTTTTGTGCAATGTTAAGTTTGCGGTTAAGATAAGGAACCAAGAACTCAACAGTCAGCAGAGAGAAGAGTCCCCCAAGTTGCTGTTCTAGTTCGAGCTGTGTCATCCTAACTTCTTCTGCTGTCGTGCGTTCACTGTCCCTCACGTTGAGGATCAGGAATGCTTCGTTCAGACGTTGAGTCAATGATCCAATCATCTGATATGCAGTGGAGAAGTCAGCTGTCTTCCCAACCTGTACCACACCAATGTCATCAGGGCGACCTTGGATGATCGCACCGTTACCTGCATTAGCAAGTGTCTGAGGTTTGGTTGTAGAGCTTGGGCTGACAGTAAACACTACCTTAGCAGCTGCAGCAGAGCCTTCAACGATGGCTTGTGACAGAGCTTCAAGTGACTTCAGGTCTCCGATGAATTCTTCGACCCTACCACGTCCGTAGACCTCTCCGTCTACGTGGTTGAATCGTAGCACGAGCCAGGGGTTAGCGTCAAGAGGTGCCTTACCCATAGACTTGGGTAGGATTTTATCATACAACTCTTGATGCCACACCATTCTATTGTTGTCCCGTTTGATGTGTGTATAGATAACACATTCATCATTTGGTTCATCGGTGTTAGCAACCACACCTTCGTCTTTGAAATCTGGGTAAAATTTTTTGACAATTTTTTTAGAGATTGTCTCCTTTGTTACGATTTCAATAACATTACCGTTACCATCTCTATCCACTGCATAACGAGACAGGGGATAAAGCTTGAGCCCATCTTTACTCATAAAGATTAGGGCGTTTCCAGCTACTACAAGATGCTTCAATGCTTGGTGAACTACAACACGATCACCGGATTCCGCAATGGATTCCATGACGGTACGTTCAACCTTAGCAAACGACAAGTCTAGCTCAGATCTAATATCAGGACCAAGATCTTGAGGGAGGTTAATATCGTTAACCTGCAATTTAAAGAAACTGGTTTGTGGCGGTAGCAGTGCAAGCATTAGTTTACTTGCAAGCGTCGTCACACCTTTAGCTCCTGTTGATTGCCAGGGTGTCGTTAGTTTTAGAGCACTCTTAGTTGTGTGCTCATCCTCCCTAATAAGATAAGGTAGAGTTAAATCAGCTGCTTGTCTAGCAGTGTTTAGGAACTGTGAACGGCTCGAAGACAATGCATCATACCGTGACCTAGCAGTCATTATACGTTAATTCCTCCATAATTAGTACCCAGTCTATTGGTAATACCTTGTGCCACAGAAGGGGCTAAATCAGCCCTACGTTTAAATGGTCTAGTACCATACATGCCTGCTCCGGTTTCAGTACTACCAAACTTAAGTTGAGGTGAAGCAGAAGCAGCTCTCATTTGATTAGCGATAGTAGTTTGCTGAGTAACCTTGGCTCTAGCTGCATCAGCTGCAGCTTTAGCGGCAGCAGCTTCTCGTGCTGCAGCAGCTCTCTCTTCAGCTTCTTTTTGTGCAATCATCATATCTTGCACCCGCTTTTCAGCAGCCATAGCTTGCTCATTGGCTTTATCTCGAAACTGAATCATCATGTTTTGAAAATTAGTTTGCTGTTGAGAAAACCTATCGTCGAATGCTTTTTGCTGTTGACTAAATCTTTCGTTAAACGCCTGAAGATTAGCCTGTTCTTGAGCACGTCTGGCGGCTTGCTCTTGGGCATACCTTTGGTCAGCCGCCCGCTGCTGTGCAAGCAGATTACTAGCCATGCTGTTAATCTGACTTGAGTATTGAGTAGTAGGGGCAGCAGATGGTGCAGGACGCGGGGGCGCTGCAGGCGCAGACGGTGGTGGAGCTGGACGTGGTGCACTAACCGTAGGTCTTTGCAGCTGCGCAAGAATACTTTGAGCTTCTTTGGCGCTGGTAGCATTTGCATTGATACCTGCTCGACGAGCTGCGTCCTGTACAGCACCTGCAGAGTAGGTACCGATCTGACGGTAAAGCTGATCTCTTTTACTGCTTTTTTGTGCCAGCAGCTCCCGCTGCTTTTTGGCAGTAAAGGTTTGTGGTGTGTAATTAGGACGTTGATATTGACCCGGCGGACCGAGAGCTCTAATCGGCTCCGGTTGGTAGATATTCACACTCTTATTTTTCTTTTTCTTTTTCTTAGCCATTAGTTCTCCTCCATATATTGGATGACCCACTCAACGACACTACGTTGACCAGATCGGTACATAATTTTTTGCATTGTATCGTCAGGTGTTGGGGTTGTGGGTGGAAAGGATTCTTCTAGTGCATTAATCAAACCTCGGGAGTTCATCCCAAGGACTTCAAGCATATTGGGGGAGGTTGACATTGCTATGCTCAAAAAAGGCGGGCATTCTAGCAGCTTTAGTTGCGGACAATTCTGGAGCTTTACCCTCATACATTAGCCGGTCGCTAGAATCCAGCCAAAATTTTTTGTCCAAATATTTATCGGTAGTATTTACACCTAATGGTTGC